GGTACTTTCGGATCGCAAATTATTTCTAGGCACAAAAATATAAAAGTTCTTACATTCCTTACAAATCACTTTTCTTAGATATATAAAAGCTAGTTATGGCGGCAGATTATACCACAAGTAAACAAGTTTGCTATTGTAAGCAAAATAGAAGTTCTTACATTTCTCTATGCCTTTAATTAGTCGAATGGAAGCGGCGGCTCAGTTAGGCGTAACAGTCCAGGCGGTCTATGGAGCAATAAAAGAAAAGCGTTTAACTGCAATGGAAGATGCCAATGGAAAGATTGTCATCAATTCCGACACTATGAGGGACGAATGGAATAGCAAGTCAGCGTTTCGGAGGATGCGTAGCACTCCACCTACAAATCAAAATGTCAAAAAAACAAAGAAACGTAATAGTAAAACCGATGAATCAATCCCTGATTATGAAGAAAGCAAAGCAAGAACAGAACATTTAAAAGCAGAGTTGCTTGAGCTTGAGAGGAAAGAAAAGGAGAAAGATTTGGTTGCTATGGAAGAAGTACAAGCCAGTTGGGAAAATATAATTACGACTGCTAGGACAAAGTTGCTTGGTGTTCCATCAAAGGCAAAGCAACGCATTCCTGATCTAGACACCAATGCAATGAGTCATCTAGATGACATTGTTCGAGAAGCATTAGAAGAGTTGGCTTCTCCTCAAGCAGCATGACAAGTATTACTGAGCTAGAGAAAAAGGCATATTTAGCGTTCAAGCCACCAAGAAAATTAAGCCTTAGTGAATGGGCTGATGAATATGCGTATTTAAGTGCTGAATCAAGTGCTGAAGGTGGGCGATGGCATACTCTTCCCTACCAAAAGGGCATAATGGATGCAGTTACAGATCCAAATGTTGAACAAATAACTGTAATGAAGTCAGCAAGGGTTGGATATTCAAAGATTTTGAATCACATTATTGCTTATCACATACACCAAGACCCTTGTCCCATAATGGTTGTACAGCCAACAATAGAAGATGCTGCTGGTTACTCAAAAGAAGAGATTGCTCCGATGTGCAGAGATACAAAATGTTTAAAAGGTTTAATTAGTGACGCAAAAGCAAAAGATAGTACAAATACTATTTTGCAAAAACAGTTTCCTGGGGGAACATTATCTTTGGTTGGAGCCAACTCAGCTAGAGGCTTCAGGAGGGTAAGTAGAAGAATAGTTTTGTTTGATGAAACAGATGGTTATCCATTAGGTGGAGCTGGAACTGAAGGAGATCAAATTAAATTGGGTATAGCTAGAACTCAGTATTACTGGAATCGAAAAATAGTTGCTGGCAGTACACCGACTATTAAAGATTTTTCAAGAATAGAAAGATTATTTAATCAGTCTGACCAAAGGCGTTACTACATCCCATGTCCTGAATGCGGTCATATGCAATATTTGCGTTGGCCTAACATGCGTTGGCAAAATGATGATCCAGAAACTACTTGTTATGCGTGTGAAGAATGTGGTGTTTTAATTCCGCATAGTAAAAAAAGATGGATGGTAGAACGTGGAGAGTGGAGAGCAACTCAACCTGGGAATGGTCGTCATGTTGGATTTCATATATGGGCTGGTTATTCGTATTCACCAAATGCTCAATGGTCGAACTTGGTAGAAGAATTTCTATTAAGTAAAAATGATCCAGAACAATTAAAGACTTGGATCAATGTGACGTTGGGTGAATGTTGGGAAGATGAGTATGCAAGCAAAGTTGGTGCTGAAGCATTGATGGAAAGAGCAGCAGAAGAAAAATATGAAAAAGGAACACCTCCAAGAGAAGTTCTTATGTTAAGTCTTGGATGCGATGTTCAAGACGACAGACTTTCTATGAGTGTTTGGGGTATAGGTCGAAATGAAGAAATGTATTTAATAGATAGAAAGGTAATTTATGGTTCTCCTTCTCGTCCTGATCTTTGGAAGCAGATGGATGAGGTTTTGATGGGTAAATACGTTGATGAAGATGGAAATGAAATGAAAATAGAAAGTGCTGCGATAGATACTGGAGGCCATTACACACACGAAACTTACCAATATGTGAGAGAGAGGGCGCATCTAGGAATTATTGGTATTAAGGGTGTAGGTCAGAAAGGTAAGCCACCGCTAGGTAAACCAACAAAAGTAGATATAAACTTTTCTGGAAAGGCATTAAAAAAAGGAGTTAAGTTATTTCCTGTAGGAGTCGATGTTATAAAAACTACGTTGCATAATAGATTGAAAGATTCTGAACCTGGCGAAGGTTATTTACATTTTTACCCAACAATTACTACCGATTACTTTGAAGAACTTACAGCAGAGAGACAAGTGTTGAAATATAAGCATGGATTCCAAGAAAGGGTATGGATGAAGAAAAATAACGCAAGAAATGAAGCTCTTGATGAAATGGTGTATTCATACGCTGCTTATTGCAGGTTTTTACAAAGATATGATCGTAGAACTGTTTGGGATCAATTAGAAAAAAGAAAAGAACCAATAAAGCCTATGCAGGAGGTTCCGCTAAGATCAGGGAGACAAAAAGCAGCTAAAAAGCGTAGTTTTGTCGCTAATTGGTGATTAAACATGACTATTCCTTCTAAAGTTCGTGCTGGAGACATACTTCAGTGGCGAGATTCGGAGACACAAGACGTATTTGGTAATGCAATTACCAGTACAGAGTGGAGTGTTACTTATTATTTGAGGACAAATACTGCTTCAGAAGCACACATTACTTCTAGTAGTGCGTATCTTTCTGGGTGGCAATTCACAGTTGCATCGGCTGTTACGGCTAATTTTGACGCTGGAGATTGGTATTTTCAGGCAGTTGCTGATAAGTCTGGAGCAGAAAAACAAACAATATTAAGTGGTCAGTTTGAAGTTTTACCTTCTCTTGTTTACAGCGGTAGTGCTTCTGCTTTTGATGGTAGAAGTCAGATTAGAAAAGATTTAGATCAAGTTCAAACAGCAATTCGTGCAGTTGCGTCAGGTGGAGGCGTAAAAGAATATAAAATTGGTACAAGACAAGCAAAAAAATATGAATTAGCAGAATTATTCCAATTAGAAGCCAAACTAAAGGCTGAATTGGCTAGAGAAGAAGCTTCTGAAAAAATAGCCAATGGACTTGGCAATCCTCGCAATTTGTTTGTTCGCTTTAACTGAGAAAACCAATGGGAATTGTAAATGCTTGGAAAGGATTCTGGACATCAGGAGATGGGTTCGCTCAATCTGCTGTTTCAGACATCGTTAAACCAAAGCGACAAATTAGAGCGTATCAAGGTGCGGTGTCAGATCGATTGACAGCTAATTGGATGAGTAGTCAGTTAAGTGCTGACGCTGAGATAAGAGGAAGCCTAAGAAAGCTAAGAGATAGAAGTAGGGAGATGGTTAGAAATAATCCCTATGCAAAGCAGGCAAAAAGGACAACACAGATAAATGTTGTTGGGACTGGAATGAAGTTTCAGTCTTTGGTTACGCAAGTAAGAGGTAATAAAAGAGATGTAAGAGCTAATAAAGCAATAGAAGAAGCATGGGCTAATTGGTGTAGGCCAGAGAATTGTGATACAGCAGGCCGTCATAGTTTTCACCAATTTGAATGGTTAGCCACTGGTGCATTACCTGAATCTGGAGAGGCAATATTTAGAATTGTTCGTAAGCCTTTTGGAGAGGCTGGTGTTCCTTTAGCTCTTCAATTAATTGAAAGTGATTTATTAGATGAAGAATATAACGGCAAGGTAACTGCAAAAAATAATGAGTGGAGAAATGGCGTGGAAGTTGATGAATGGGGAAGACCTACCAGATATGCAATTTTAACTCGACATCCAGGAGATGCTTATTACTTAAATCCTACCAATGCAGGTAAAGATCATATTTTCTTACCAGCTAAAGATGTAATTCATTTGTTTATGCCTGAAAGGCCAGGTCAGAACAGGGGAGTGCCTTGGTTTCATAGTGTTATGGCTGATGCCCACCAATTGCAAGGCTATGAAGAAGCCGCTGTTATTAGAGCTAGGGCGGCTGCAAGTATCATGGGGTTTGTACAGAATAATGAAGGAGAGTTAATTGGTGATGACGTAGAAACTGGTCAACGAGTACAAGATTTTCAGCCAGGTCAATGGAATTATTTAATGCCTGGCGAGTCAGTTCATGTTCCAGATATTGATTATCCAAGTCAGCAATATGAAATGTTCGTCAAGAATAAAATTCGCAGATTTGCTACTGGATTTGGATGTTCTTTTGAAACGATTAGCAAAGATTTTAGTGAAACTAATTATTCAAGTTCAAGGTTGTCGTTGTTGGAAGATAGGGAACATTGGAGATTTGTTCAGCGTTATTTAATAGATAATTTTCATTATCGAGTGTTTAAAGAGTGGCTTTCATTGGCTGTTTTAAGTGGTCAACTTGATTTTGCTGATTATTCTTCAAGGCCAATGAGATATTGCAAGCCCAGATGGACACCACCAGCACAACATTATGTAGATCCTTTAAAAGAGGTGCGAGCTTATAGAGAAGCAGAGCAGGCTGGTTATATGACTAAGTCACAAGTGATAGCAGCAACAAGTGGTGGTGATTATGACGATATAGCTGCTGAGTTGTCTAGAGAACAAGAAGTGGCAAATAATTTAGATATAACTCTTGATAAGGATCTAAAATTTGAGCCAGTACAGCAAGAACTTGCACTAGATGTAGGTCAAGCTGAAACTAAAAGTAAACCTACTACTCGTAAGAGGAGGAAGAAGTAATGGCAAATGTAAATGGCACTGAAATTAATTTGACTCCTACTTCTGGAATGAAGACGGAAGCAAAGAGATATAAGGAATGGAAAAAGGAGGGAGAAGCTGGTGGAACTGATGATGCTGCAAGAAGAGCAACACAAATATTAAGTGGAAGCGAAATGTCTGCTGATGTTGTTATTACAATGAACGCATGGTTTGCTAGACATGAGTCAGACAAATCAGGAAAAGGCTTTCGTCCTAGTGAAGAAGGTTATCCTTCTAAAGGTCGAGTAGCATGGGCCGCATGGGGTGGCGATGCTGGTCAAACATGGGCCAGATCAAAATCTAATTCAATCAAAAAAGCTAGGGAGCGAACTATGTCTACTGAAAATGAAAGAGCAGAACCCGATGCGTTAAGCGTTGGAGATTATGTCTCTTGGAACTCTAGTGGTGGTACAGCTAGAGGTTTAATTGAACGAATTGTCAGAGATGGCAGTATTGATGTTCCTGATTCTTCATTAACAATCACAGGGACTTCAGATGATCCAGCAGCTCTGATTTGTATCTATAGACCAGTCTCAGGAGGAGATGGTTACATGAAAACAGATCGTAGAGTTGGACACAAATTCAGCACACTTACAAAGATTGCAGCACTACCAATTGCTGATGAAAAAATGTATGGATCAGATGAAGATGAAAGAGTAGGCAAGCATGATGATGAAAAGAAAAGTATTGATCCTACAGAGAAGTATCAAAGAACAGAACTCACAGAGTTTAGAAGTGTTGGCAAAGGTCGAACTTTTGAATTTCCATTTAGTTCTGAATATCCAGTAGAAAGATATTTTGGTAAAGAAGTGTTAAAGCATGATGACAAATCAATTGATTTTAGTCGTCTTAACTCTGGTGCTGCACCACTCCTTTGGAACCATGATCCAGATAGACATATAGGCATTGTTGAACGTGCGTATATCGATAAAGATAAAAAACGTGCATATGCAAAAGTGCGTTTTTCACGCAATAAATTTGCTTCTGAAGTCTTAGAAGACGTAAAAGATGGAATTTTGCGTGGAATATCGTTTGGTTATCAAATAAAGAATATGGAAGAAGAAGACGGAGCGTTCGTTGCAGATGACTGGATGGTGCATGAGATATCGGTAACGCCCATACCTGCTGACCCTACAGTTGGCATAGGACGGTCACTAATCTCACCTTCTGAAGAGGTGACTGAAACCTCACAACC